GCGCTCTCAATCGCCAACCTCAGCAACTACACGAACAACAGGCTATACGAGGTACAAGTGGCTCGCGAGTCTGGTGACTTACGCATACCGGTTGGTGTGCAATTCGAACCGTACCTACGCGCTGTAGCGTTTCAAACATCGTATGCTGCGTACGGGTTCAACAGTTCTGGCATCATCGCGGGGGTGATGGTGTCTCACAGTCCGCTACCACCTGCGATATTCGCAGACTACGGTAACGTCGACGCCTTCGTGATGCTCAAGAACGGGCGACCCGTCACGGTAGGCAAGTCCGCATGGATGACACTTTCAATCATGCAACTCGAGGGTCGCGGTCTCGACATATCACCGGATGTCGCAGACGACTTCGTCCCGGACGACGAACAGAGCAAGGCGTTGGACGCCGCTCTTGGTTTTCAAGGCTAAAACCAAACCGGAGGAAGCTCTAGACCCCTTGACCCGCTTAGCACTACTCGGAGCGCGCGTAGGAGGTGCAGGAGTCATTCGCTTGCTGCGCAGAGGTTCAGAGGAGGCACGGATCCTCTTCCCAACCTTCGGCGAGTTGGCGGAAGACTACATGCGCCTGCGAGGTGCTTGCTCAGGTGGTGATGCAGATCTAGAGCGACCGTTGACAAACGAAGAGGTCAAGCGCATGCGCTATAGGACGTCAGCTGACAGATGGCTGGCGCACCTGGGACCACGGTGGGGACCAGCGCTCACAATATTCTATCGGCACCTACCAGCACGAATCAAACGGCCGATGAAACGATTGTGGGATCATCTGGGCGTACACAGGGCAACCAACGAGGCTAGGTTGGCTGAGGGTTTCAAGAAGTTATCCTCCCTGGCTAAAAGGGGGAGAAACCTGCTCTTTGACGGGTGGTGGAAGGAGTGTCAGTACCTGGAGCTGCAAGGAGGGTACAAAGCAGAGGTGGGAATAGAGGCGTTTTCGGAGGAGATAGAGGATTGGATGACCGGGCAGGTGAGTCACACTTTGGAAGGGAGCGAGGACCTTTTTCTAGATTATTTCGGACGCGGGGCGTCCAACTTTTTAGGTCTTGCGCCGTACCCCAAGGTAGACGATGACAGAGTTAGCACAATTCGGGAGTGGGCTGAAAACCCGAACAACTGGGCAACTGCTGGCTCGTCAAGCGACAGGAACAGACTCATGGTAATGCTGGACGGTAGGGTGGTAAAGGCAAGGAAAGGCAAGTGGGCCACTGCTTTAATCCTGAGCCCCAAGGTAGTCGAAGCGATGATCCTAACACCGGCGCCGCAGATGAACAAAGCGCTTCAAAAACGGGAGTTAGGCAAAGTCAGAGCCGTGATTAATTCCGACCTAGGACTATATTTCAAAATGTCTTACGTGTCACATTGGTTGGAACAAGCAATGCGGGAACACCCCGGCACCACACTCTTTTATACGAGCAAGCAGATGCTCGAACTCTGGACGAATTTGAGTGTTACCGCTGCGGATAATCACGTGGTCAAGATGCCTTTGGATCAGTCTCATTTTGATTGGCAAGAAAATTTTAAAATGCTTTTAGTGGTCATGAAAGCTATCCGAGCCTTTGCACAGCGATGGGCTCCGCTACGTATCCGAGACGACATCATCAGGGTGATAGACCTCGTAGCGATCGCCATCACAAGTGGCACTGTGCAGGTGGGAAGACGTTTTATCACGATAATGAAGGGTATTGCAAGCGGGTGGAGGTGGACAGCGTTCCTAGACACAATAGTGAACTGGTCAGAGATCTACACTGCCGAGGAGTATGTCAAAGATAAAACTGGAGTAGTATGCGTGCTGGAGAAGCAGACGCAGGGTGACGACGTGAGATCGGTAACGCCAGGTGAAGGGCAGGCCTTCGCTATCTGGGAGACGTTTGTTAGCATGGGCTTCGACGTCAACCCGGGTAAATTCTTCATTTCCCGAACAGAAGACGAGTTCCTGCGTCAGGTCGGGCGAGCTGGCAACACGAGCGGATATTACGGTCGCGCGATACCGTCACTAATGTGGAGGAACCCCGTGAGCCGAGATCCCCCTAGCGGACTGAGTCGCGCGAGGGAGCAGGTGAAGGGGTGGATGACATTTCACGCGCGAGGCGCGGACTTTGAAACCGTGGTACAAGATTTGGTTGTGGATATTGAGAAAGCGAATGGCCTGTCATTTGACACCGTCAGGCGTTGGCTAGCAACACCAGCCAGTCTAGGGGGAGCCGGC